CTGCAGTTGAGAATGAATTGTCGGTTGAACTTGGAAAGACACGTTTGGATCATGTCGCTCATCAAGGCAATTTTGAAATCATTAGGCGTGATAGACCCCACAATCCTTATGGGATATCGAAGATGATGAAATCAGGAATGCATCCCGATAATATCGAATCATACAAGCCTTCCAATTTGGCTCCAGCCAAGCTTAGGAAGAATGATGAACCGGACAATGATCCTTATTTGAAGTCTCTTAAAGCGTACTGCGTGAATCCTGCAGTCGCCATCACCAATCCTTTGTTTTCTTTGGCGTTGGCAGATGTTGAGAACAATTTTCTTTCTTTAGAAAAGACCGCCAAGCAGTTCACTTTTGAGGAAGCTGTGTTGGGAGTTCCCGGCACAAGTTTTAAATCATTGACAAGGTCTACGAGTGCTGGATATCCATATAACATTGTGGGCATCAATAAGAAAACATTCTTTGGCAAAGAACAAGAATACGATTTAAGCACTCCTGACGCTTTGAGGTTGAAAGAGAATGTTGAAAACATCATGGAAGCAGCAGCAAACGGAAAGCGTATGTTGCATGTGTACACCGATAATTTGAAAGACGAAACCTTGTCCAAACAGAAGGTTGAGATTGGGAAAACGCGGATTTTCTGCGGAGCTCCCATAGCTTATACTATTGCATGTCGCATGGAGTTTGGCGCTTTTATGATGTACATCCAAGATCATAGTTACAAACTGGGAACTGCCATTGGTGTCAATCCTTTTGGTATAGATTGGGACATGATAGCTAAATCCTTGTTGACCAAAGGGATAACGAGTTCTCGCAAAGCTTATGGTGCTGGTGATTACAAGCGCTATGACGGTTCTGAAATTGGATTCGTCCATTGGGTCATTTTTGACATTATTGACAAGTTTTATGGTAACGATGGCAGACGAGAAATTAGAAGAGTTCTTTGGTTGGACCTGATTAATTCCGTGCACATTTCTGAAGACATTGTTTATGAATGGCGGAACAGTTTGCCTAGTGGCCATCCATTGACCACTGTAGTGAACTCCATGTATAACCATATTGCGATGGCGTTTTGTTACTATTCAATTCAAGAATCTTTGGGTTATTTGGAGCCAATGAGCTTTTACTCAAGAGTTTATTTGGTGGTCATGGGAGATCACAATTTATTTGCAGTGAACCCAGAAGCTGAGTACTTTACCGAGATGAATATTGCCAAACATATGCCCAAAATTGGTTTGACCTACACGAGTGATACTAAAGATGGGACTAACGTGGCTTTGAGAACTCTAGACGAGGTTAGTTTCCTCAAGAGGAAGTTCAGGATTGACAAATCCATTCCTCTCGCAGGCATTTGGAATCATTGGGTAGCCCCGCTTGATTTGGAGACAGCTCTTGAAATCCCATTTTGGTATAGGAAAGGAGTGACCCCACCCAGAGATATAGTTAAATCGAATGTTGAAACAACTCTTAAGGAGTTGTCTATACATGGTGAAACTGTGTTTGACCAATGGGCCCCCAAATTAGTAGATTGTTTTGTCAGATATGCAAGACGTGAATGTTTCGATGTTGATTTGAACTTCACAACATATCAATCTGCCCGATTGGCAGTTGCGTCCTTGGATTTATTCCATTGACTAGCCGGTCAAAGTTTTGATAGTGTGGAACAAACTTATTGTTCTCTTAACCCGGAAGTGCCGGGTGAATTACAGTTGGCCATTGGTTACCTGGGGGAGAAAGCTGTGGAGCCAGAACCCCCTTGCTTGGTTGACGAAGGACCTTCGCTATTTAGCGTTACTTATCAGATGGGTCGAGTAGACCTCAATATCAGATCACCACACACCCCCACATGGAATGACCTTCCGCAACAGGTCGCTCAAATTATGCAAGACACCTCGGTTTCAGAAACCGTCTCGACCAATGTTTCCACCACTTTTGGTGATACAGGTCAACAACACATCACAATGGGCCACACGCTCATTGAACCTACTGCTGCTATGGACCAGAAAGCTTCCGTATTCTATCCCGATGATGGAGGAGATATTTCTGCGTTTTTGTCGCGGCCCAAATTGTTTGCCTCTGTTGATATCGCCAACGGGGACACAGCCGC